GTTACTAATCCCTTAACATATACAGGTAATAAAATTTCTACAGATATATCATGTAGGCTAAATATAAAATTTTTAGCACCAATACCAACTGCAGTAACAATAACATTGAATCAAGCAGGTTCTCCAATTAAAACTATAAATCTTTATGTACCTAATAGTTCTATAACCTATAGTTTAGATTTAAGTGTAGAGAATATTATATTAACTAATAGTCAACAAATATCTGTGTTGATTAGCAGTAATGTTACTCAATATCAAGTAACTTCTGGAGGTTATATGAATTTAACAAGTTCAGTATCAACAGAGATACCTGTGCTTTATAATGAGCAATTAGATATTAATTATTGTATTCCTAAAGGTATATTTCAAAGGGATTTCTTTATAAGCATTTGTAAGCTATTTAACTTGTATGTTTATGACGACCCATTTGATGAGAAGAAGCTAATTATAAAGCCATATATTGACTTTTATAGTAGTACTATACAAGATTGGACTAATAAGGTAGACAGAGAAAATACTTGGTCTATTAAGCCAATGAGTGAAATAAAGGCTAGGTACTATCAATTCAAGTACAAGCAGGATAACGATTACTATGCAGAGAATTATAGAAAGAAATATAATGAAGGCTATGGTGATTTTATTTTTGATACAGAGTTTGACTTTGTAAAAGATACGGAAAGTGAAGAAGTAATATTTGCAGGAACGACCTTATATAACTTTGTAGGAACAGATAAAATCTATTCAGCTATATATAAGTTAAGTTCTTCTGGTACTACTGAAGACCCTATGGATTCCGTAATAAGAATCTTACAAGCTAAAAAGATAACTAGTGTTCTAGGCTATAACATACAGAGCAACTTTGCAAACGTAGGAACTAGCCTTACAAGTTATGGTTATGCTGGACATTTAGATGACCCTTATGAACCTACACAAGATTTGTGCTTTGGTGCTCCTAAGGAGATATACTTTACGGCTAGTACTTATCCAACTACTAACTTATTCAATGCCTACTATTCTGGATATATGGCAGAGATAACAGACAAGGATAGTAAATTACTTGCTTGTAATGTTCTTCTAAATTCCTATGATATTCAGAGCCTAGACTTCTCAAAGTTAGTTTATATAGATAACGTACTATATAGACTAAACATAGTAGATAGCTATAACCCTATTAACTACACAACTACCAAAATAGAACTATTAAAAGTAATTGATAAATGAGTGAACAATTAAATTATAAAGTAAACGTAAATACTGACGAAGCGGTAGATAATGTTGATAATTTAAATGACAGTTTAAATAAGACTAGCAAAACTACTCAACAAGCACAGAAGAACGCTAAGGCTACTGCTGGTGCTTTTTCTTCTATTGGCTCTACATTAAAAACATTAGGTGTAGTTAGTATTGTATCAAAGGGCTTTGAGTTCTTTACACAGATATTAGGCAAGAATCAAAAAGTAGTAGACTTTGTTAGTACATCTGTTAATTTTCTAACTGGTGTATTTTCAGACCTAGTATCTTTCCTAGTTGGTAATGCTGGAAAAGTTACAGACTTTTTTAAAGACGTATTTGAAAATCCTACCAAGTATGTAGAGGAATTAGCTACTGCAATTAAAGATAACTTAATAGAAAGAGTTAATTCTGCTATTAAAGCATTTGGGTTTTTAGGTGATATTATTAAGAATGTATTTACTGGAGATTTTGATGCAGCAGGAGAATCTGCTAAGTTGTTTGCTAAAGAAATGGTAGACGTTGCAACTGGTGTAGATAATGCTTTTGATAAAACAACAGAAGCCTTATCTGAACTAACAGATGTTGCAGGTCAATACTTTACTAAAAAATTAAAACAAGCACAAGACTTAACTAATGCTACAAATAATGCAGTTTTAGCAGAGGCAAGAATGCTTAATACAATTAAGCAGACAGAGATAGCAGCAGAAAAATTAAGACAAAAAAGAGATGATGAAACACTAGCAATAGAGGAAAGGATAGCTGCTAATGATGCTTTGTTAAAGGTTTTAGAATCTGGACAAAAGCAAGAGATAGCCTTGCTAGGAATTAAGGCTAATAAAATAAATGCAGAGATTGCTTTAAACGGAACCAATAAAGAACTACAAGCACAATTAATTTCACTTGCAGGAGAAAGAGCAGATATAGAAGAAAAATATACTGCTTTTGCTTCTGAAGGTCTAACAAATAGAAACGCACTATTAAAAGAACAAATAGATATAACTAAATCTTTAGCAGAGAATGAAAATAAATTAACTTTAGATAGAGAAAAAGCTACTGCAGAACTTATAAAGGATGAAATACAAAAGCTAGAAGTAAAGAAAAAGATACTAGCGGAAGAAAGTGACCTTGAATTAAAAAGGTTACAGAATAACATAAATAACACAAAGGCAGGAACTACTGCAAGAGCAGAAGCAGAAATAGCATTTAGCCAGAAAAAGAACGAGTTAGGTATTCAAGGAGAAGCATTAGAGAATCAGTTACAATTAGCTAGACTTAATAAAGAAATAGAAACTAATCAAAAACTAAGGCAAGAAAGAGAAGTTGATACTAGCGTTAAAATAGCTGCAATAGATTCAGAACAGGCTACATTAACCAAAGCGTATTCAGATAGATTAATAAGTGAAAAAGATTACACAGATAAAAGTAAAGCATTAACACTAGAAAGGAGAACGGTTCAGCAAGATGAGTTTAATTCTATTCTAGATAATTCATTAAAATACAAAGATGCTTTATTAGGAATAATAGGAGAAGCTAGTAGGGGTATAGAATTTCAGCAACAAGTATTAAAACAAAATTTAGATGCTGGATTAATTAACCAAGAACAATTCAACCAACAATCAACAGAACTTGCAAAAAAGAGGGCAATACAAGATAGAAACTTAGCCTTGTTTAATATAGCTATTGATACAGGAGTAGCTATTGCTGGTATAGTTAGGCAGGTTTCAACTAACCCAGCTAACCTAACAGGGGTATCTTATTTTTTAGATTTAGCTACTAGAAGTGCAGCAGTTTTAGCAAATATGTTAAAGGCAAAAAATGCTATTAAGTCTGCAAACCTTAGTATATCTAGTACTTCTATAACACCAACAACAGGAGGAGGTGCTAGTTCTGTTTCACCATTATCACCACAAAGAGCAGAAACGCAAACTACAAACTTATCTGCTCAAACTATAAATGCTATAGGTAACCAAGCTATTCGTGCCTATGTAGTAGAAACAGATATAACTAGCAATCAGAAAAGAGTACAAGCTATAAAGCAAAGGGCAAGGTTTAGCTAAGTGATAAATAACCGATAAAACTAACATTTACGTTTATGGATTTACCAGTTTACGAATTAATGATAAGCGATGATTTACAAGACGATGCAGAGGTAACCTTTGTTTCTCTTGTAGATAGACCAGCTATACAAAAAGAATGGAACGCTTTTAACCATAAAGTTAAGTTTAACACAGATGAGGAAAAGCGTGTTATTTCTGGTGCTATTATGTTGGCAGATACTCCAATTTTTAGGAGTGATGTTTCTCATGGTGATTATTACGTTGTTTTCTCTAAGGAAACTATTTTTAAAATAGTACAGAGATATTTTAAGAAAGGGTATCAAGCTAATGTTAATATCCAGCATAATCAAGACGAGAAATTAAAAGATGTTTATTTATTTGAATCTTTTATAAGTGATAAGGAAAGAGGTGTAATGCCGATGAAAGGTTTTGAGGATGCCCCAGATGGTTCATGGTTTGGTTCTATGAAAGTAGACAATGATTACGCGTGGAATGAGGTTAAGAAAGGTAACATCAGAGGATTTTCAGTAGAGGGAGTGTTTGAATATGCAAAGGCTGAAAAGAAAGAAGATAGGATTTACGAAGAGATAAAGAAAATATTAGCAGAGGTTAAGTGATAACTATTTAATCAATTAAACATATAGTAATATGAATCCGAAAGAAGCAATTTTAAAGATTAGGGCATTATTTGAAGATATGCCAGAGCCAATGCCAGAGAAGGAAGAAGAAGTGAAAGTAGAGATGGCTGAATACGTTTTAGAAGATGGTACTAAAGTAATGATTTCATCTCTAGAAGTAGGTGGTGAGGTTGTTCTTGAAGATGGTACTCCTGCTCCAGATGGTGAACATAAACTTGCAGATGGTCAAGTGATTGAAACCGAAAGCGGTAAAATCATGGAAATTAAAGTAGAAGAAGAACCAGTAGAGATTGAAGTAGAAGCTGCTAAAGATGAAAAGATGGAAGAAGTAGAAGCTAAACTTTCTGCTTTGGAAATGGAAAATAAAGAACTAAAAGAAAAACTTGCTGAATTTGAAAAGAAGGCAGCACAAGGATTTGCACAGGTAATTGAGTTGATTGAAGAAATCGCTAAAGTACCACAAGCAGACCCAATGGAAAAAACCCAGTCTTTTAAATTTGAATCTACTAAAGACATCAAGTTTGATAGACTAGCTAAATATCGCAACGCAATTTTAAACAATAAAAACTAAGAAAAATGGCATTTAATGTTTCTGCACTCGCAGACTACACAGAACAGAACGAAGCCCTACTTGTAACAAGTTCGGTTCTCGGTGCTAAGACTGCCTCTTTAATTAAGAGTGCAGGTAACGTTATGGTCGGAGTTAAATCTTCTGAAACCATTAACATCATGGACACAGACGCAGTTTTCCAAGCTGGTGGCTCATGTGGTTTTAACGCTTCTGGTTCTACTTCTTTCACACAAAGAACTGTGACTGTAGGTAAAATCAAAGTAAACGAGGCTCTTTGCCCTAAAGATTTGGAAGCTAAGTACCTTCAGAAGGCTTTGCCTACTGGTTCAATGTACGATTCAATTCCTTTTGAGCAAGAGTTCACAGACAAGAAAGCTAAGCGTATTGCTTCTCAACTTGAGATTGCTTTGTGGCAAGGTGATACAACTAGCGTAAACGTAAACTTGAATAAGTTTGATGGTTTGGTTAAGTTGGTAGGTGCTGCTTCTGGTGTTGTAGATGCTAACACTTCTACTTATATCTCTGGTGCTCCTTTGTCTAGCATTTCTGCAGGTAACGTAGTTTCTATCTTTGATGGTATCTACAAGGCTATCCCTGCACAGATTGTTTCTGAAGATGATGTACATATCTTCTGCGGTATGGACACTTTCAGAACTTACACAATCGCTTTGAAGAATGCTAATATGTTCCACTACACAGTAGACGTTAAGGCTGATAACGAGTTTATCCTGCCCGGCACTACTATTAAAGTTGTAGCGGTTCAAGGCTTGAACGGAACTAACAAGATTTATGCAATGAGATTGTCTAACTTGTTCTTGGGTACAGACCTTCTTAACGAAGAAGAAAAATTTGAAATCTTCTACGCAAAAGAAGCAGACCAAGTACGTTTCGTAAGTGAGTTTAAGATGGGTGTTAACATCGCTTTCCCAGACGAGGTGGTTAAGTTCGCATACTAATAATATAGGGGGTGAAATATCCCCCTATTTTTTAACTTTATAAATAATTAATTATGGCTTGTGCTTTAACACAAGGTTATGTTCTAGATTGCAAAGATTCACTCGGTGGTATAACTGAAGTGTTGTTCATTGCTAAGCAAGACGTAACCGCAACAACAGAGGCTTCTGGAGTTATCACAGCTATTACAAAGGCGGCTGGTAAGAAGTTCTACAAGTATGAACTTGTAAAAGAAACTTCTAGCTTTGTTGAGAATATCAATGCTTCTGTAGAGAATGGTTCTATTTTCTATCAGCAAGAATTAACTGTTATCCTTAACAAACTTCAAGCAAACACTCGCAATGAGATTTTGCTTCTTGCACAAAACCTTTTATTAGCTATCGCAAAAGATAACAACGGAAAGTATTGGTATTTAGGTCAATCTAGAGGTTTGGATATTACCGCTGGTAATTCTGGCTCTGGTACTGCAATGGGAGATAGAAGCGGATATACTTTAACCTTTACAGGTAAAGAACCTGCTCTTGCTCCAGAAGTTCAATCTTCAATCATTACTGGTCTATTAAGTTAGTAAGCAGTTGGTTTAGTATATTACCCCTTGCAAGTGCAGGGGGTTTTTTTTGTTAAATACCTTTCCTTTCAGCATTTATATAAGAATGATACAATTAACGAAAGGAGTAACGCAGTATATCTATTTAACCTTAACGGAAAAGCAGACGTTAACGAATCCTAATTATCTATTTGTATTTAAAAATAGGTCTACTAATAACGATGTAAAGTTTGTGTTGCTTAATGCTGCAGACGTATCTACGCATAAAGAAAGATATAATAAGTTTTCTATCAAGGTAGATAAATACTTTTCTAGTAAACCTAAAGGACAATATTCATATTCAGTTTACGAGCAGACAAGCACAAGCAATCAAGATACTACTGGACTAAACGAGTTAGAAAGTGGAATTATGTGGTTAAACGATGCAGAAGTTGTTTATACTGAATATCAAACTAACGATACATTTAAAGTAAGACAATGAACGGAGAGAATTTTATACTAGTACAATT